GCAAATGCTACTCCAATTGCCAAAACGCCTGGCGTTGCTAATGCTAACGGAGCCGCCATAGCCGCAACAGCCGCTGTGAATCCAATTAATACAGCCGCGGCACCAATACCGCCCCACATTAATGCTTTACCCCACGATTCAAATTTTTCAATTATTGGACCTAATGATTCAAACAATCCTCCCATTAGTCCACTTGATTTCGAACCTGCATTTTTATTATGCTCCGGATGTCCTGGTGGCGGACCTGTGTCAGCACCAAATAATGTTTTGATAGGATTAATAAGATACTTGGTTACTAGTTCACCAATGCTTAACTTGCCCCAATCTTTTTTAAAGTCTTCAACCATTGTACCAAGGTTGTCAAACAATGTTCCTAGTCTATCAACAAATCCCTGAATAGATGTTTGTGTTTCGTCTTTGTTGAACCATGCTGTAAGGTCTGACATTACTTTTTGCAGTTTGTCAAATATACCTGAGTCAAGCAATTTAACTAAGATAGTACTACGTATCTTTTCAATCATACTATCAAAGTCAGTAAGTGTTTTATCTTTAGCCGCAATAGCATCTAATTGTTTTTGTTCTGCATCACTAAGTTTTCCACCAACTTCACCCATTTTTGCTAGTGCTAATACAGCATCATATGTAGTATCACCTAGTGCTTGTGATTGTGCAATTACTGCCGCATTTTCCTTAACAAACCTTTTTGCTTCTTCTACTTGCAAGTTAGTCATCTCTGCAAAATCATCTGCTGATAAAGAACCATCTCTCAATCCTTGTGCCATTGTTGCAAACTCTGGATTAGTTCGTAGCAAACTCTTTCCAAAGTCACTTAATGGAGCACCGTTAGTTGCAATCAATTCTTTTATTGCGTCTTCCATTTCTGGACTTCCGCCTTTGATCAATGCTAAACTAGCATTCATTTGTTCTTGAACGCTAGAATCCATGTTCATGAACAATGCTTGTAATCTCTTATCAGTACTTTGAGCTTTTAATTCTTCTGCGGCTTGCTTTCTAGACATACCTGTAATTTTAGCAAGTGCATCAAGTTGCATAATATAATTCTGTGTGCCTTTAGCAAGACTTCTATCAGAACGATCTTTCAATCTACCTTGAATTCTTTGTAAGTCAATATAGTCAGCTGTAAATTCAGTTACATCTTCCATTGTCATACCTAGTTTAGAAAAATCTGTTTGTGATTGCTGTACATATTTTGAAATTTTAGAAAATCTATCAGCACCTGTAGTTGCGCCGCCAAATGCTACTGCTAACATCTGTGAATTTTCTTGTATTGTACCTGCTAAGGTAGCCATGTTTAATCCTGCTTCAGCGGCACGTCTTTGCATTTCAAACATACTAGAACCAAAGTCAATACCTGCTCCAGACAATGATCTGTACATGTCAATTTGGTTATCAAGTACATTTAGCATTGTTTGGCCAAACTGACCAATCACTCCGCCTACAATAGGAAATTTTGATATTAGTCCTGTAACATGCTGTCCAAAGTCACTTATTCGATTACCGCCAGCAATTAGTTCTTTACCAAGACCACCAAATGTTTGGATAGTATTACCTATTCCGCTGAATAGTCCTAATGAGTATCTATCAAATGCTTTTGCAGTATTTCTAACTCGTTCTGAAAGTTTCTTCTGTGCTTTGGTTGCGTCTTTCTTAGCTTCAGTACCTTCTGCTGTAGCCTTGTTATCTTCTTTAGATATAGCAACGCCTTTGGTTTTGACGTCATTTGCCATTTTTTCAGTGGCCGCACCACCGCCCTTGGAGCCTTTTTCCATTAGTGCAACTAGACGTTGGAGAGTAGCTTCACTAGCCGCATTGCTAGTAACTCCATCCATTCCACCGCCTCTGTATGTGACATCAACCATTTATTAAGTACCTATATAACTCAGATTCATAAATATACTATATGAACACTTATTATTTATCCGGAGAAAAACCATGCCAGAAATAGAGAGAAGCGGAGCCAATCCGTTACAGAAGTATTTTAGGCAACCAAAAATTTACATTAAGTTGCCAAGCAACGGCAGATGGTATCCTAATGGAAGTTTAGAAGTAACAGACAATATGGAATTCCCTGTTTATGCAATGACGGCAAGAGATGAACTTATGTTTAAAACTCCTGATGCATTACTTAACGGTCAATCTACAGTTGATGTTATCCAAAGTTGTGTACCTAATATTAAAAACGGTTGGGACATACCAACACTTGATATTGATACACTATTGGTTGCTATTAGAATTGCCACATACGGGGAGAAATTAGAATTAACTTCTAAAATCCCAAATACAAAACTAGAACGTAAATTTGACCTAGACTTAAGAGTAGTACTTGACAAGTTTCAAAATGTTGCGTTTGATGATACTCTTACAATAGACGAGCTTACCCTTACAGTAAGGCCGCAAACGTATCGTGAGTTTACAAAAGTTGCAACTAAGACTTTTGAAGAACAGCGTATTGCTTCAGTCATACAAGAAGATGATATGACAGAAGAACAAAAACTAGAAATCTTTAATCAAGCATTCCAACGCTTAACAAGTATTACAGTTGATATGGTCATGCAAGGAATTGTATCGATCCAAACAGGTGAAGATGTTGTAACTGACAAATTACACATTCAACAGTTTATACAAAATGCAGACAAGAAGTTTTATTCTTCTGTTGTTGAAAGTATGGAATCACAAAAGAAAAAGTTTACGTTAGAGCCAATCACAGTTGACGCAACAGAAGAAGAAATCAAAGAAGGCGCACCTAAGCAATGGGAAATGCCTGTTTCGTTTGATCAATCAAATTTTTTCGTATAAGGATAGCTTCTAAGTCTCTAGAGGATATCCTAAGACTGGTCGACAACCTAGAAAACGAGACAAAAAACATCAAGATGGAACTTGCACGCCTGTGTTGGTACATGCGTGGTGCAATTAGTCTTGAAGAAATGTATCAAGTGGGTCCTGAAGATAGAGAAATATTCGCTAAACTAATTAAAGAAAACTTAGAGACTGCTAAAAAGACTGGGCAACCGTTCTGGTAGGATTTAGCAGAAAATCAAATAAAATATAACCCACGAAAATAATGCTCCTTTAGCAAAGGCTGTCCACATCATTTGATAGTCGGATAGCTTTGTGCATTTTTGGAAATCATGTATATGTTGTTCGTGCCAGTTAATTAGATTTTTTAAATACTGTTTCATTTTGCAATTAACATCTGTCGTACTTGTTTCTGCACACCTGCTTTAGCAATTCTTGTTGCTAAGTCTGGCAAATCAACTGTGCTACCTTGCGATGTAGTACTACCACCTACTAGGTCTTGTTTGATACTGTCTGTATTTGCACCAGACTGTTTAATTTTTTGTGCTAGTGCTTTAACATTGCTTTGTGTAGGTGTAGCTGTGTTGCTACCCGGTTTTTTAGGCGTTGTTGGTTTACTAGATGGTTCTTGTTTGCCTGGTTTAGTTGGAGCGCCTTTAGTATTTGTACTGTCTAAGTTCTTTGCACCTGTGTTTGTAGGCTCAGCTTGAGCAGGTTCTGCTGGTGCTTTAGTTGGTTTAGCTGGTGTTTGTGTGTCTTTTGTATTATCACTTGCTGTTGACGCTTGTGTTGCGTCTGCGGCACCATCTGTAGGTGTTTGTGCATCAGCTTTAGTTACTTCGTCTGGACTAATTGGTGCTTGTGTTGATCCTGCAATACTGCTTATCTGATCGTTAGTTAATCCTGCACCTGATAAAATATTTACAATGCTACCGGAATCAGTTGGTTCACCCATCTTCTTCCAATCTTTATTAAGTTTGTTAGCAGTAACTTTGTTACCTACATCTTTAGCACCTTGCTTAACTGCACCAACTGCTCCTTTGGCACCTTTAGCAACTGCTCCCGCACCTTGCTTAACTGCTCCTGCGGCTTTACTTGCAACTTTACCTGCACCACGTTTTAGTTTAGCACCTAGTGAATTAGGATTGTCTAATGGTAGTTCTTGTTGTGCTGGATCTGCTTCTTGTAAGTATTCGTTAAATGCATCTTCATAATCAATTGATTCTGCTTTATCTCCTACTGCTCCAAAGTCTGAAAGTTTTTGACTCTTGTCAAAGTTTTTATCTACAGGTGTTGCATCACTTCCGCCTTTAAGATCAAGTTCCAGTTGTTTCATTTCTTCTGGTGCAACAGGTTTAACTTTGTGCATTTCTTTTTTAGCATCATCAACTGTTGCCGCCGCACCTTGTGCCGCCGCCGCTATTGCTCCGCCTGCATCGTTAACTGCCGCTATTGCTTTGTCGCCATCATCAAGTACAGCAATTACAGCATCTATCTGATCACTTGTTAACGCATCTTTTGGAATGTCTTTAATAGCAAGTGCTAGTGTTGTAAGATCTGAGTTTGCTGTTTGTGTTGCAGAAAGAAATTCGTGCAGTTGTCCTGCCGCTTTATAATACTCTGGCGAAAATACTTTTACTGACTGTGTTGCCGCTACTAAATCTTTATATTGTGCAAGTTCGTCTGGTTTAAAAACTGTGTGGTAGTTGTAAAAGAATCCGTTAATGTTACCTGATGATTTATGAAGCATTGCACCGTCAAGTACACCTTTATCAAATCCTGCATCAGCAATAGCACCGTCAACTGCCTTTTCAAAGTTTGCATCTTCAAACCCTTTCATCATAGCATCTGCTTGAGCTTCATCTGCAAGTGCCATGTTGGCCATAATGTTATCTGACAAGTATCTAAAGCCTGCTCCAACAAGAGCACCATATGCCGCTGTTTTAACTGACTTACCAACTGCTGTTGAAAGTTTTTCACCTTGTAATAAATCTTTAGTACCACGTAGTACTAGACCTGCGGCCGCACCACCTAGTGGTCCTCCTGCAAATGCCGCAATGGTTGTTAGTATACCTACTGCTAGTGTTGCCTTACCTGGATTAGCTTTTGCCCAATCACTAATTTTATTAACGCCTGCAACAATTTTACTGTCGCTTGAACCAATTTTCTTTTTAAGTTCTTCAAACTTTGCATCAGCATTTTTAACTGGGCCTGCGTTTTGTGCTAGTCTGCCTAGCTCATTAATTTTTGCATCAACTTTCTTAGCTAGATCAACGGGTAACTTAGCCGCCGCTCCAACTTTACCTAGTGCAGTTTTATTATCTCCACTGGCCATTGCTGTTTCTTCAGCACCTTTGAAGATTGATTGTATTTGATCTGGTGTAAGTTCTGCTTCTGCTAGTATTGAATACTGCTCAACCAGTGGCCAAAGCTCTAATTCAAACCTTGTTAAATAATTTTGCTGTGCTTCGTTAAGATCTTGCCAGCCTTCATTTAATATAGTTTGAGTCTTGCTTGTGAGTACTTCGTTGAGTTTCATTATTCAGTCCTTATAGTAACTTTGCTAATTCTGCTTTGTCTTGAGGACTTAGTGCGTCAATTTCTTTTTGTAAATCAGCCGGTATACCGCCTTGAGCACTTGCTGAACCAAACTTATCACCTAAACTAGCTGGACTACTTGCAGTTGCCGCTTGTCCTGCCGCACCTTTAAACGAATCTTGTGCAATTCCTTGTAACAAATCGTCTACTTGTTTAGGAGTCATTTGTCCTTGTACACCCTGCATACGCTTTGTTGGAAGTTTTTGTTTTTGTAAAAAGTCCATAACTTGATCTGCTGTTGGTTGTTTTGGATTACCACCAGTTTGACCCATATAGCCTCTATATTGTGTGAATATTTCTTTTGCTCTGGCGTTTTGGTCTACTTTACCCGTCATGCCAGCCGCTGTGCCTTTAGCGCCAACGGCGCCTGCTACTTTTGCGCCAGCTTTTCTTGCTAGGTTACCTAGGGCACTTCCGCCAGGAGCCTCAGATACTGCTGTTTCTGTAACTATTTGATTAATTTTCATAGTAAACTCCTTTGTATAATATATTTATACTTAATTAGTCGCAAACTATCATTAAATATTTGATATGGTTACACATTATAATATAATGTCTGACGGTAATGAAGTTGCTAGACTCAATAGTATGGAAGAAGCGACCCAAGCCGTAGAGATGTTCCGTATTCAGTCCCCACACAGTGATTTCGAAATAGAGATAGTCGAAATTAGTAGTGTCAAACCTGGATTTGGACGTGATCCTGATTTACATTAGAGTCACGATCTGAATTGTTCCAAGTGTTTGTGTGGATTCGTTGTTCGATAGTTGTGAATTGTTTAGAACAAGTACTTCGTACTTGTTGTTTTTCGCTGTCGCTCAAACACTTATATCTTTTAATGTTATAAAGGAATAATGTATGAATAATAAGTGCGAAGCACTTTAGCATTATCTAGATAGTTGAGCCACAATTCGCCCGTTGCCGGACGAATTAAAAAAAATGACTACTCCTACATTATCTGAGTGAGCATCGCCACAATCTATTAAAGAAGATTGTAATATAATTACACGGAGGCGGCGTACCGCATACCCCCTACTTCAGCATTCGCATAATACGCGGAAAGCAGTTAATCCCTAATAGTCGAAATCACTTACTCTGTGGTTGCTTTTTCTCAGAGCCACAATCTTTTATACCTAAGTTAGTATTGTCCTTGCAACACACTAGATCCACCGGTGGATTTCCCACAAGTTCATAGCGAGTCGAGCTACCTCGACCAAACAATGTTGCTATGTTTGCCTATAATTTACGTAATTCTTCTTTTAGAATTTTAGAACCGCCGACCCGTACATTAATAATTCCGTTATAATACTCGTCTGTTTCTAGTACTCTACGGTCAAACTGTTCTTTAGCCTCTAAGTAACTTGCTAAGCCTCTGCTTTTACAGTAATGTAATATTTCTCTGGTGAATTTATCAGTGCCTAATTCTTCAACGTCTCTTAATAAGTTATCACTGGAGCCCCAATAGTCTCTCCAATCTGATTCTTTAGTTCCGCGTCTTTTGTTTTTTCTGCCTTTGAGTGGTGGCTTAGTTGTCTTAAATTTAGCTAGTTTTTTGCCTACGTACTTGCGATTATCAGTGATGTTAGTGATTAGATAAACAAATGCTTCGCAATCTTCCGGAAGTTCGTCTATTTTCTTACCTTTATAAGTCCACTGCATGAACTTACTTACATTAAGCCTATGTGTCTTGCTCTTGATTCTGGTTCTTCTTGTTAGATGTGAAGTCGTCCATGATTTCTACTCTGCGTGTAGAACACAAACGACGAATTTCGCTTAACCACCTACGTGCTTCACGTTTAGTACGTTCGCTTTTGCGAATTTCAAACGCTTCATTGGCTTTATAGTATTGCATATAAGCCTTTGTAAGTAGATCATGCGTATCGTCTGTCATTATTGTATTTCTATATCGTTATCATAACTAGTAAAGCCGTTTTCTTTTATAACTTTAAGTACATTTGTAACTCTACCCATTAGTTCGTCTTTGTGTGAAATTAGATATACGTTCTTACCACGTTCTCTAGCCATTTTCTTAAGAATACTAATAGAACTTTCAACACCTGCTGTGTCCATACCACTATCAATAAGCTCATCAATGAATAGTAAGTTAATATTTTGATATAAACTTTCCCATACATCACGGAAACTCCAACTCATACCAAGTATAAGTCTATTACGTTCACCTCTACTCAAGTTATCAAAGTCTAAGTCCTGTCCTAGTTGTTGTATTTCAACTGTTAGGTCATTTTTAAACACTACAGTATGTGGTAAACCTATTTTGTCTAAGTAATATGTAAGTCTGTTGTTTAAGTATGCTAAGTTTTGTTCAATAATCTTCTTACGAATAAAACTATCTTTGTTTGTTAGCAACTTATACAAAAAGTCTTGATGTTCTTTAGTACTAGTCAGTTCATTTACTGTTTCCCAGTTAAGTTCTTGAATAGCAGTTTCTTTTAAATCGTCAATTTGTTCTTGGTAAGGATCAACTTCATCCTTCTTTGCCTGTAAAGCAATCTTTAAGTTCTCAACATTGTGTTGATGCTCATATGCTTCTTTAGCATTTTCATAAAATGTGTTAGGCTTACTTTCAATGTCGCCTAAGTCTTCAATCTTTTTAATTACCTTATCAAACTTACTAGCAATTTCAATTAGGTATGTGTGTGCATCACCGTAATCAGTTTGTAGTTTTTCTTTAAGTTCTTCTAACTTCTCATCGTGTAAGTCTTGTCCACAAGCATAACACTTTGCATGTTCTAAGTCATCTAATTCTTTACCAGACTTTTTCATGTTCTTGTCAGCTTGTTCTAATGCACGTTCAACTGTTGATCTTTCTTTGATCAAGTTATTATGCTTATTTGTTTTGTCTGCCCACGAACTTAGTAACTCGTGTGCTTCTAGTTCAGCGTCAATGTCTAGTTTTTCTAAGTCTTTAATTGCTTTGTCAAGTTTATCACAGTCTTGTTTGTTTTGAGAGATCCATGCTTTACGTCTTGTATGTAACCTATCAATATTTTCTGTAATTTTTTCATTACTTGCTGTTACTGCCGTAAGTCTAGCAGTTTCATCTGTGAGTTGGTCTTTAACAATCTTAGTTTGTTCTCTAAGTTTGTCAGCTTTCTCACTTAATATAGTAATACCTAACAGTTGCTCAATGATTGCACGTTGATCGTTGCTCTTTAATGACAAAAACGGCTCTGTATATGTGTTAAGTGCAAGAATATGCTTAAACATATCATGACTCATACCAAGAAGCGTGTTGATATCCTCTTGTGTCTTACGACTATCGCCTTGACTTTCGTCTGTAATCTCTTGATCAGTACCATCAATGCTAAATTTTAACAAATTAGGTTTACGTCCACGCTCAATATGATAATTTCTACCATCTTTTTCAAACGTGAGGGTTACTAACATTGCTTTGTTATTAGTTTTGTTAACTAAATTGTCTTTGCGAATGTTAGTTAGTGCTTGGCCGTACAGGGCGTAGGATAATGCGTTAATTATCGTAGTTTTACCTGTACCGTTACGGGAACCTGAATCGTCACCTCCTTGATCTAAGTTTTCACCAAGCACTAACGTTAGTTGTTCTCTATCGAAATCAACTCCTTGTGTAGCATTACCTACACTCATAAAATTCTTAACTGTTAATTCTTTAATTTTAATCATCTCTACCTAGATCCCTATATATGTCTAACAGTTTTTTCCTATCAAAGTTGTCTGAATCGATTGCTTCAATCTCTTTAGCTACAATTTCATCAACACTTTCAAACTGTGCAATATCAATCTCACTATTAATCTCGTCATCTTTGGTACTAGGAATTAATGTAATTTCTCTACATTCATATTCTTTAATAAATGTTTCTTTAATAAAACTTGCTTCTTCGTAACTAATAGGTAAGTCTAGTGTAACTCTCAAATACATCTTAGGTTTAATAAGTGTATCTTTCTCATCTAGTAGTTGACTAAGTTTAACTGTGCGATACTTAGGACAGTTCCACCAGTTAATGTACTGTGGTTCCCCACCGTGTTCTAAAATCATCATACCACGTTCGTCATCCCATGCATCTGCATAGTTGTGTGGTAGTGCATTACCAATATAATGTACAGGACCTTTTACTTGTCTTTTGTGAAAGTGTCCACTAAACACATATTCTTGATTTTTAAAATGTTCTGCTTTTAGTTCTCCGTGATCTGGCATCTGCACCATAGCATTCATATAGAAGCTAGGTAGTTCAAAGTGTCCAAACACGTATTTGCTTTTTAATTTACTAATCTTTTTCCATTCATCACCAACTAGCCATGGGACTAGTGTACTATCACCAATGGTCATTATTTCATTAACCATTGTAATGCCTTCAATGTGCTTACCAAAAGCAACTGAATTCAAATCTCTTTTATCTTTATAATATAAATCATGGTTGCCAGGAAAGAAATAAAACTTTTCAAATGCCTTACCAAGTTTTTCCAATGCTCGAAGCGTAGCATCAAGTGTAGTGATGTTCAAACTGTTTCTATTATGATGCCAGTCGCCCATAAAGATACCAGTCTCACAGCCGTTAGCTTGAGCTTGTTCAATATACCAATCTACGAATTCTTCGCAGTCGTCATTGTGTGTTTTAGAATTGGACTTGAGTCCAAAGTGTATGTCTGTAAAGACAGCCGCCTTTTTAAACAAAATTATACCTCACGATTTATACTTTATTGTACAACATATAGATTTTACTGTCAACCTATTTTTTAACAGGAGCGGTTTTAGCTACTGCATTCTTTCGATTGTGTTCTTCTAGTTGAGCTTCCCATTGTCCTTGATTCTGTCTAGTAAAGGAAGGATTCATATTATTCATTTCTAAGATATCATCACGAATGTTTTGATTACGCTTTTCAATGTTAATAATTCTAACAAAACTATTTGTAACAGCGGCAGTATAATATGCAAATGGATTATTTGATTTTGACTCGTCAAATTGTAATCCTATTTGTGTTAACTGTAAAATTGCTTGGCCACGCATTTCGTCATTATAAGTATAACCTCTTACGTTACCACGTGTAGCATATCGTTCACACAATTTCATCCACATCAAAGCAAGTTTATTAGTTGCTTGTCCGCCTCTTAAACTAAAGTGTCCATTCTCCATTCCGCCTTCCCAATGACTTTTACCTACAAGCTCTAATTCATCATTGTCATTGAACCTGTAGTGTACAAATGGGGGAAAGTTTAATTTTACCTTGGTATCTGCTATCGTTTTAGGATTTTTCTTCCTACCTTTTTCTTCTGGAATGTGATCATACGTCATAACACGGAAAATTAAGTCTGTTTTAGCTATTTTTCGGTAGTCTATTTCTGTATCTGCCTGCTTTACCTTCTCTCCAGCCTTCTTCCTTCGCTCATATTCAGCGTAACCAATGCGTTTCGCCTGGTTTCTTTTTGCTTCTGCTATAGTTCTGATGTT